TATTAGATCCGACCTTGCGTCTTCCCTTGTGCCTCTTTCTCTTCAGATCCGCCCTGCTCATCACGCATACGGAAGGTTGCGGCGGCAGGTGTTACAGAACCGGTCGTACTTGCCGTGCATGTCAAACATCTTATGGCACATATTGCAGGGGCGTTCCCCCATCTTCTTTCCACTGTAATAGACGCTGGTTCTCTTCACTCCCCTCTTGGGAACATGTCCATTTTTTATCTTATCCCGGTGTAGCACGCCAAGAACGGAATTTTTTGTCGTGTTGAGAATTTCTCCCGTTTCACTGGCGCTGTTGTATTTCATCAAGGACTTCGCCGCGTCTAATTTTTCATCCGTCCATTCCCTCCTAGACATCAACGCCTTTTCCGGGATCCTTGGATCGTAAATGAATGTTGAATGACATGCTTCGTCTCTCCCCTTTCGACCGGAACGGATAGACCTGGTGGGCGAGCCAGCTTGGAAACAGGTAAAGGTCACCAATCTGAGGCTTGACGAGATGGGAATGGTTGGCGAAGTGATTGGGCACCGACCCGAGGAATTCCAGGCATCCTATCGTGGGATGATGGTCCTCTCGTCGGTACTCCTCTTCATAGCCGGGAGGCAGCTTGAGGAAACAGACGCCCGACAGATTGGCGTCGTGAATGTGAAGGGGGTTGAAGTCGCCCGCGTGCTGGCTGACGAGCCAGGCGGTGCAGGACATGTGGGTTTTTTCCGGATCAATGTAATTCTTGACGGTTTTCGTGACATATTCGCTCGCGAGTTTATTAATGATCAATTCCACGTTTGGCGCGTTTTTCAGGGGCAGGGCGACCTCGTACTTGATGTTGCCCGCCAGGTTGGCGCTGTAGTCGTAATCTTTTCGTTTCTTTTCGTCCTTCAGAATATCGTCGGCGATCTTATTAATGAGATCAACGCCCGCCTGGGGGACGGACGATTTCAGGACGCTGGGACCGAACGGCTTGTAGATGTTGTAGCTGATCTGGTGTTCATTCATTTTTTAGACTCCTCATTTTTTCTATCAACGCCTGCCCCTCTTCAAATTTTTTTTCTCCTTCATCTACAATGATGTTCCATTCCTCAAAGGAATATTTTTGATCCGTGCCGTCCTTGTAAAAAACGTGCTTGAGCGCCTGGACGCCTTTCTCAGGGTAGCGAGGATGAATGTCATTGATGTCTTTTACCCACTGGATGTTTTCATGCAGGATCATTTTGATAAGGCAAGCGTGCTTTTTCCCAACAGTTTAAAGGTCTCCTTTCGCAAGGAACTGCCGTCCTGCGCCTCCCATATGCGCTTGAATGTTTCAAGTGTCTTGAGTTTTTCCGACGTGCTTTTTATTATTTTTTCGTCTCCAACGACGAGATCGAGCAGTGTCTTTCTTGTGCTTAATGTCTGTTTGTCATCCAAGTTGCACCTCTCTGAATGCCCGTCTCTCCGGGCTGTCACACCATTTCCTATCCGCAGAGGGTAAGGAGATTGTCAAGGTGTCTGACATCTCATCCCATTGATGTAAGAATCTGAAGTTTAGCGGATCTTCAGATGGGTTAAAATACAGTTTTTTATTAAAAATTGCAAGTATTTAGGATGATTTAGCGTGAGGATTAGGCCTTAAAACGTCCTCTTTCACGCCCCAGCGCGCAACTTCAAAGGAAAATGGTGGAATTGGCTTAAAATCCTTACTTTTTGGTGAATATTTAAGCAATTCTTCCCAATTTCTATCATCAATGCAATCTTGAACCTGTTTTGCGGCTAGAGATTCACTAAAATCTTCAACCTCGTAAGTGATTGTATTGGTTTGTCGAACGGTTATTTCAAATTTTTTCTGTTCAAAGGATTCAGCTTCAAAATTCAATGTTTTTTCACCAAACTCATTACTTAACTTTTCAACAGCTTCAGCAAATCCTCCCGCTGTCCTGTCATGCTTGGCGTACTCAAGAACGATGCGAACGGCTTCCTTAGTTTCCATTACCCCTCCCGTTTTTAAGTTTTTTTCTCTTGCGCACTTTGTTTTCCTTGTCGACGAGCCACTCAATGACTTTGCCGACTGATCGTAAATCCTGTCCCGCGAAAGATTGCAACCTGCTCCAAACAGGCAGCTTCACGGCTACGGATTTATATTTTGATATGTCTGTCATATTCCTCCTAAAAGAATAATAATTAATAATATAATGAAAATTATTGGCTTCCAAAAAAGAATAATGATTGCTAATCCCAATAAAAAATTCATCTTTTTTCTACGCCTGCATTATATACTAATTAAATGGGAAAATCAAGTAAAATCAGTGAATAGTTGGGTCTAAGTCCATTTCAGGCTCAAAAATAACGGTTTTTTCCTCTTTTTCCAATTCCAGGAAACATCCACATTCAGGGCATTTATATATGTCACCTGATATTTTCTTTGGAAAAATCGTCTCATTGCAGAACAGGCATTCTGTGGCGATTATTTTTATTTCTTTATGTCTCCCCATGACTTCCCTTCCTTGGCGTCCACCTTGCTTGGGACTTCCAGCTTGATGCAATTCTCCATGATATTTTTTATTTCATCACGCATCAGTTCACCCGTGATTGAAAAATTCAGTTCATCGTGTACTTGTATGTGAGGAATGATGCCCACCTTATGAACTTCTATCATTGCTTTCTTGGTTTGATCCGCGGCGCTTCCTTGAATGAGCTTGTTTAACGCTTTGTAAGTCCAGGCTCTTTTAATATTTCGACCATATTCTTTTTCTGCTTCGTCACGAGATAAGGCTTTTGTTGGACCAACATGAAACATATTAGGTTCCCATGTATCAAAACGACACTTACGACCTAAAATTGTCCGTACCTGACCGTTATCGTTCGCCGTCTTCATTGCCAAATTCATCAACTGTTTTACGAAAGGAACGCGCGCGTGATAGGTGGTGAATAATTCTTTCGTATCCTCTTCCCCCAGCCCTAGCTGACTGCCTAACTTACCTTTGCCCATACCGTAAAACAATCCTAAATTCATTGTTTTAGCTGTTTTACGATCTATACCTGCCATATCACCCGCTATTTGATGAAAATCAGTATCAGGATCGTTATTATATGCATCTACAAATTCTGACGAACCGTCCAAGCCACCGTGCGTCAGAGCTGCGAAATGAACGACGAGCCGTGGTTCCTGTTGGGAATAATCAAAACTACCCCATTTACATCCATCTTCCGGAATGAACAGTCGTCTTATCATAGGACCAATCTTCTCGTTCCGGGAAGGGATTTGCTGCAGGTTGGGATTTGACATACTCAAACGTCCCGTAATGGTACCTCCCTGGTCTGATTTTAACTGATTGATTTCCCCGTGAATTCTTCCGTCATGCTCATGTTTTAACAGGGAATCAATGAATGTTGATCGAGCCTTGAATATTTCCCGTGCTTGCACAATTTTTTCCGCAAAGGGATCTTTCAGGGAGGCTAGAAAATTTTTATCAAAACTAGGAAGACCACTTTCTGTTTTGTTGTATTTAATCTTCTTTTTATCAAAAGCTTTTGCTACGGACGTAGGTGCGAATACTTCCACTTCAAATCCGATCTCTTTTTTTAATTCCAATAAAATTTTCTTTTCTTCTTTTTGCAAGGATTTTTTTATTTTATGCGCCATTTCCAAATCAATGCGAACACCTTTCCATTTCATATCAATGAGGACGGGGAGAAGTTCCGTCTCTAAATCAAAAATACTTGTGAGTTCCTGCCTGACTAATTCAATCTTTAATGTATTCCATAGCCGGAGGGTGATGGCCGCATCCTGTTCCGCGTAAGGTCCAACATATTGGTAGGGTAGCTTGTACATCTCTGCCTTGGCATCCACTTGCCACGCTTGCGCAGCTTCATACAATAAGGATTCATTTTTCTTTTCCTGTATGTAATCCCTGGCAACGGCATTCAGGTTGTATTGTCCAGGCATTCTGTTCTCATCAATGATGGCTGCTGCAATCATTGTATCAATGCATTTTCCTTTAACTTCTATTCCCCAGTGGCGTAGCCATCCGACATCATAGCTTGCATTATGAAATATTTTATTGGCATCGTTGTTTAGAATGGGTCTAAGTTGTTCTTTAATAAGTTTTTCGTCAAAATTTCCTCCACCCTCGTGGGCAATAGGAAAATATCCTTTCCATCCATCAACGGCCAGGGCAATACCGACAACTTTTCCCCTTCCCGTCGCCCATCCCGGTCCGAGGTCCATGATGTGTGGATCGTGCGTCTCCAAGTCAACCGCGATCTCTTTGGCGTCCGACAAGTCGGGCAGGCTCTGGGGAGCCACCCATTCCTTGGGAGGCTCAAATAGTGGTCTTTGTGTCATTTTTCCTCCAGTTCATCCATGACCTTGTTCAGGGATTTAACGTATTCCTTTGTAATTCGTCCCCGTCTTTCACCTTCACCTTCAAATGATTGATGGCGATCAGTTCGCTCCTCTATCTCCCCCGCTATGGCGGCGTATGCCGCAAGGTCAAGGTAACTGTCCTTTTTATGGGCGTGCTTTAGACGTGCGATCTTCACAAGACCCATGCAAATGGCGACGTCGTGCGCTGATATTTCCACGTCAAGGAAGGCGCTCCACAGCTTTGC